GTAACCGGAGCGGCTTTGTCGGGAGAGATGCACCTTTTTGGATGTGCGTCGAGTAGCAAGGTAAAGCATTTCTATGCGCGAACCGGGAATATCTATTACATCCAAGGCGTCTACGATAATTTCATTTCTGGTTACGTCAACCAAACGACACCCTTGACAGCCATCAGGTTTCGCCCAGATTCCAACACCTTCTCAGGTGAAATTCATATGTTCGGAGTAAGTTAATTATGCACAAAATAGTAAACGGTCAGCGTGTTGAATTAACCGCTGAAGAGATCGCACAAAAAGAGGCGGATGAAGCCGCATGGGCAGAGGGTGCTTACGACCGTGCTATGGTTGAACTACGCTCACGCCGCAACCAACTACTTGCATCAAGTGATTGGACACAGGTGGCAGACGTAGCGTTGACTGTCGAGGATGACATTAAATGGCGCGACTACCGACAAGCACTACGCAATCTACCAGCAGGGTTAAGAACAGCAGATGACGTAACCAATGTTGATTGGCCTGCGGTCTGATGGATTACTAATTTGGCTCTGATTAACGTCGAGAACCTTGGCGAACTTGGAATAGTCAAGGATATCCCGTCTTACCAACTCCCCCAGAATGCCTGGTCAGACGGAAACAATGTTAGAACATTAGACAACGCAATTAAGAAGGTAGACGGATATCAGGAAATTATCTCCTCTTGTCCTGTTACCGCTTACTTTGTTGCCCCTCTGGAAAGTGGATCTAACTATTTCTGGATAGCCGCCGGATTAACCAAAGTTTACGCACATGACGGTTCCTCCTGGTCGAACATAACAAGGCAAACAGCCGGGAGTGACGTAGATTACTCCGCCACTGCTGCTAAGTCATGGACGGCCTGTGTAGTAGGTGGTGTTCTTATCTTGGACAACGGGGTAGATGACCCGCAAGAGTGGCCTTTAACTTCCGGCGCTGCTTCTGCCTCTACCAGACTACAGGATCTCTCTAATTGGCCCGCCTCTACAGAGTGTGAGGTTATGCGATCCTTTAAGACCTTCCTGATAGCTCTGGACGTTACCAAATCCTCCGTAAATTACTCCCGGCTTGTGAAGTGGAGCCATGAGGCGGCAACTCAGGCAACCCCGACCTCTTGGGATGAATCTGACGGCACGAAAAGTACAGGTGAGTATGAATTAGCGTCATCCCCCGGACGAGTAATAGATGGCATTCCGGTAGGGGATAACTTCTTAATCCTCAAGGACGATAGCTGTTACCTCATGTCCTACGTTGGTACACCGTTTATCTTCTCTTTCGATATTATCAGCAGCACTATCGGCTGTCTTGCCAAAAATTGTGCCGCTGAATATGAGGCTGGCGCGTTCTTTATGGGCAACTCCGACCTCTATAGTACAGACGGTAGAACCATTACCCCTTTACTCCCCAACCGGCTAAGAAGGTATCTCACAGACAATCTTTCCGGTACTAACTACAACAGGTGCGTTGTGGTTCCTGATTACACCCGAAAGGAAATGCTGGCCTGTTTCCCGACTACTTCAGCCACATATTGCGATAAAGCAATTATCTGGAATTGGGATACCAACACTTTCACGTTACGCGACCTCCCAGCTATCTCCCATGCGACATACGGGGTAAAGGCTATAGCTTCCGACTACGACTCCAACCTGTTAAATGTTGTTTTCGTAGATCCGGGTAATGCAAAGATATTCCGCGACAATTACGGGAATACAAAGGACGGCACGAATATGACCTCTTTTGTCTCCAGAGAGGGGTGGTCTATGAATGGGGAAGGGATAAATGATACTCACGCGGTAAAACAACTCCGGGCAATTTACCCCAAAATGACAGTTTCCGGTTCTAACACTGTTAATTTTTATGTAGCCGCAGTGATGGACGCGGATGACACAATCTCCTGGGGGTCTGCAATTACATTCGAGCCGAATTCGCAAGGGAAAGTACCCTGTAGAGCAACGGGTCGGTATATCGGTGTGAAGATCGAAAGCACGACAGACGTTGATTGGAAACTCCACGGTTTGCAACTGGACGTAATTAACAAAGGTATAAGGGGAGGCCAGAGCTACTAATGGCGATGAACGAAGATAAAACCCAACGGTCTATTGTTCGCTACGTTCCCAGCCCGCCCCCGCGTGATCCAGATGCACTTGGGCAATATTTGTACATGGAGTTAAAGAAGATCTCTTACGCAATGGACAATCTGAGCAAAAACAGACATGAGGTTCTGTACGCCTATCCAGAACGGCCCAGAGAGGGTGATGTGATCTATGCAGATGGGGTAAACCTTGATCCGTCTGGTTTTGGAGTTTCTGGACTATTCCATTACAACAGTGCCGGGCAATGGACTTGATACGACCTATGCGTGTGGAGGATGCCAGTGCGGTTCTTGCTCTTGCAAAAGAGATGCACCAAGAGGGCGCTTACGCATTTATTTCTTTTGATAATGAGCAATTTGTCAGAACTTTAGCCGACTGTATGAAAAACGGTTTCGCGTGGGTTGGTGAAGCTGACGGAAAAGTGGTTTCCGGGTTTTTAGCTCATACCTCACCTTACTTTTTTTCCAGAGAGAAGATTGCTTGCGACTACGGGGTATTTACGAATAAGGAACACCGTAAGACGCGACTCGCGTTCAGGCTCCTACAACAGTACATAAAGTGGGCAAAAGAACAGAAAGTAAAGGAAATTATGATTGGCGCAAGCAAAGGATTTGAGAAGACGTATGCAGACCGGTTGGGTAAATTTTTACAGAAGAGACTTGGTTTTGAAGAATCCGGTCACTGGTACAAACTGAGGACATAACTATGTGCGGTGGTGGAAGTACAACCAGAACAGAACCGTGGGATGAACAGAAACCTTACCTTACTAAAGGGTTTGAGGAGGCAGAGGCACTACGGGCGGGAGGCTACCCTTCCTTTTACGGTGGCGATATGGTGGCGGATTTTACCCCGGCTGGAACAGCGGCTCAGACCGGAATTCAAGATTACGTTACCGGAGGTCGCGCATTATCTCAGCAGACGGAAGCAGAAGATTCACTGAAAAGGATGTTATCGGGTGATGTCGATGATTCCAAGTTCAACCCTGTTATGGACGCTATGACTCGTTCTGTTATGGGTAAGTTGACCTCAGATATGCTCCCGCAAGTACAGGAAAACATTACTCAATACATTCCTGGTGGCGGCAGTAGAGGCGATATTGTGACGGCAAATGTCACTACTTCTGCGGCTCAGAAACTCGCAGACGAGGTTTCCAAAAACCGTTACGCAGCGTATCAGGATGCACAACAGTTACAAGCCCAAGCAGGGAATCTGTACCCGTCCATGATGGGAGCGCCAATCTCAGCATACGCTGGACTTGGTGATGTTGGAGAACAACAGAGGGCGCTTGCCCAAGCCGGGATAGATGCGGATATGCAGAAGTACGATTTCGATGCCTTTGCTGATCGCTCTAACCTTCAAGACTACATGGCTGGAATATCTGGAGATTACGGGTCTAGCGTCCGTAGTCCGGGTCTTATCAGCAAAATATTGGGGACATAGCAATGGCCTGGTGGATTCCAATAGCAGCAGCGGTAGCGGGTGCGGTTGCACAAGAGGGGATGAAACAAACCCCCGGCACAGCAGTAGGCGGCGGGGAGAAAAAGAAATACGCAAACCGCTCCTCTATACCTTCCATAATGAACACCGGGCCGATAGGGGCGATACGGGGAGCTTTCGCCGCACCAAACCCAAACGATTTTGCCACCTCCCGGCAATGGGTAGATCCAAACCGATTTGGCGCTTGGGGATCTCCCGGTATTCCTGTAACGGGTGGAGGTAGTTACGGAAAGGTGGAAGGCCCAGCCAATCCAGATGCGTTGAAAGCGTTGGAACTGGAACAGAAACTCGCTCCGGCTCAGACCATAGACCAAGAGGCATACCAGGCAAAGGCCGACAAAGTGCAGTTTAATCAGGCTATGGCGAAAATTATGCTGGAAATGGGAATGAGTATGCCTGATGGCAGACCGGCTTCTGTAGGGTCAAACAGAATTCAGCGCCCGCAATACTCCATGTTACGCAAGAAAAGAGGTCTGATATGAGTAAATGGGGTCTGCCTCCTGACTTTCGGATAGGCGGGGGTGGTTTGTTACGCCGACCTGTCCAAGCGCAATCTGTTCAGCCGCGACCTGTCCAACCAGCGTTCCAACCTACGAATGTGATGGATGTGCCTGTGTCCAATATGCCCTCGGCAAGACAGCAGAGGTTAGACAAGTACGCTAACACCCTTACTAATATGTCTCTCTTTGCTACCTTGGCTACCGGAAAATCCATTAGGGATTACGGTGCAGCTTTCCGCACA